CCGAGTTGTGGTAGTGAAGTGTTACTGCGCCATCAGGGGCAAAGTTTGCCATAGTTTCGGTGTTGTATTTGATTGTGACGCCGCCACCACCACGGTCGTCTAAAATCAGATTGCCAGCGTTGTTGACGACATAGCCGTTGCTGCCATCGTGATACATCTCCATATCATCGTCGGCACCAAACTTTAGCCGCTCTACTTCTGCGCCTGTAGAGTCACCAAACTCGATGTTGTTGCCATTCGTGTCTAGTACGCCGCCAAGCTGCGGGGTGGTGTCGCCTGATAACTCAGTCGCTGCCGATATCGTCAGCGTCTCGTTCCCGCCGTCATTATTTTCTGTCAGTGTTACATTAGTGCCGCTGACCAGCTTACCGTTCAAATATCCGGCTGTAGTGTCATTAGATGATATAGCCGCCAGGACATCTGTGTCTGCCTGGATAATAACCCAAGCAGACCCGCTATATACTTTTAGTTGGCTGCTGGTGGTATTGAAGAACAGATCACCAGCATCAAGCGATGTCACTGGGTCAGTTGCGCCAATCCGATAGCGGACAGCAAATGTGTTTACATCAGTAATGTTTGCGGCGGTTGTATTCACGTTTGCAATAGATCCAGCAACCGTGTTGATATTGCTAATAGAGCCAGCCGCCGTGTTCACGTTAGATATCGAACCAGCAGTTGTGTTCACATTTGCGATAGACCCAGCAACCGTACCGATTGTATCTGAGCCAGCCAAGTCCGTTGCCACTGTGCCGATGTCTGTTGCGTCAGCCGCAACAGCGGTCACGTTGCTACTGATGCCAGCTACCGTCGTTACATTTGCAGAAATGCCAGCAACAGTTTGGATGGCGTCTGTAGCGTCGGTGCCGTCCTCAATGTCGGCCAGTGTAGCAATGTCGTCAGTGATGGCCGCTAGGGTGGCGACATCATCAGATGAGGCGCCGGCCTCTGGATCACCAGTTGTCGCATTAAAAGCAAGGTACTTGCCTTTACGAGAATCTTTGAGCGGCAGCTCAAGGCTTGTAAACTCGTCACCAGGATTCACCTTGAGCGCCCTGGTCATTTTCTCATCGAGCTGCTGGGCCATAATCACCTGGCTATCTAGCTGCTCATTCAAGCTCGATGCCAAGAGATCTCCAGCAGTCACAAAGTCTGTTGTCCTGGAAAGCTCACGGCCACCAATAATTGTCAGCACATCCGACGCAATCAATGCGGTGCCGTTGCCGCTGCCTGTCAGCGTTATAGATCCGGTGCCGTTAACGTTTGTCGTGACAGTATAATCAGTGGTGAGAGTCAGCAGAGTCGTGTTTTTGTACGCTACGATATCTGCGTCAGCCAGGATATTGAAGGTGAACGCAAATGGCCCAAGCCCGGTATTGCCGGTAAACTGGACTCTTCGGTCTACAGGATTTATTGCGATATCGGCCATCTAATGTCTCCTATATCCGATGCCCATATTTACCATATTTAGCGTCATCTGCCTAGAATGTTGTCCAGATTTGGTGCCCGTGATGGCTCTGTCTGCCCTGGGCGCCACCAATATCTTTGCTTAAACTCTCTGCGATATCGGGTTTCAATACGACGCATATTGGATCTTGCTTTTGGGTCAGCCCATAATTGTAATTGATCTGTTATCAACCGCTCTGTCGCCAGGCGCGTGTACCATAGTGAGCTGCCAGGCGTATATTTCGATGCGAACCGGATAGTTTCCCTGGCAATATTTGTATCTTCGCCCTTTGCAGCTTCGATCAAATTGCCCAATGTTAGTTTGCCCAGGTCATCGAAGAACCCTACAACCGGGCCAGCTACTGTTGTTTCCAGCCCACCGCCGAATCTGTTTTCTGTGCTGTAAATAAAATCACCAAATATTCCCAGGCCGCCGCCCTGGAAAAATGCTGCTAGCCAGAAAGCATTGTCATCCATGGGACGAGGATCCCTGCCTTTGCTCATCTCTTTGAGCTGCAACGCCAGGGCGCCCATGACGGTTGTGCTGATTATCAGATCCGCCAGATACCGGCCTTTGCGCTTCGCCCCTTCTTGCGTGACGCCGCGCATCAGATGCGTGTTTACCAGGGTAACGCCGAAATTTTTATACATGGCAAAGCTGCGTGTCAGCTCACCGCTAATAGTCCCTGGGCGAGTGTCCCCGGTCAAAGCCACACGGCCCCGCAAACTCGAGGAAGGCACGGCGAAATTAGTTTCTGTCTCGATCATCTCCATCAACCTGGTCGCCAGATCTCTAGCCAGGGTAGGATCGATGTCTGTCCTGGCCTCGATATCCTCAGCTCTCAGGAATGTGGCACCTTCATGGTCATACAACTCTGTCGAGCGCATGATGTCCCACTTATCTGCTTCGATATTGTAACGCTGCATAGTCTTCCGCAGCGGAGCATCCAGCTCATCAAACGTTTTGCCAACATTGTCAGCAAGAGTCCCAAGAAACTCCATGCCAAAAGCCCAGCGCCCGGCTTGTGTGAACGGCGACAGGAGAGATGCCCTCATCACAAAGTCAGCGACTCGCCTGGTAATCTCTGGCCCTGAGATATCACCTACATACCGCATCTGAGCCGATGCCAGGCTTGACCAGCCCTCAGCGATAAGGCCCAGGCGGATAGCAGTTTTGCCGCGCTCTGTCGCGCCAAGTGGCATTAGCAGTTTGAGATAGTCGGTTATTGTTTTTGCCTGGGGCAGACCAACAAATCCTCGAGCCATGCGCTGAAAATTAACGTCAGTCGTGGCAGAGATCGCAGCCGCGCCTAACTGCGCTGACTGTAATACCTGGCGCAGCCCCGCAAATGTGGCCATAACACGGCTATCGATTGGCGAGTTATTAGCACCAGTGACGGCTAGATAAAAGGTATCGAGCTTGGCAGATGATCTCCTGGCAGCATTTTCCATAGCCTCGTCGCCAGCGATAGAAGCTTGCTTTTGAATCGTCTGCTTTAGAAAATTGACTGTCGCTTTGGGGTTTGGCCCCAGGATCTCCATCAAAGCGATATCCTTGGACATGGCCTTAATGTGGCCAAACATTGTATCGAAAGCGTTATCGTTGCCAAATTTACCCTGGTACTCCATCCAGCTATCTGCATCTTTGAACACCAGGAACCGATGATCTGTACGGCGTTTTGCCAGAGAACGTCCCTGCCCGGTTGCGCTAGGGATAACCTTGTTCATCCCATCTGTGCGGATGGTTTCATATACTTCGCGCAACGCCAGCTCGAGCTTCTCAGGCGTCATCCGCAACCCTGTTTGCTCATCGAGCATTTTTTCGGGGTCTAGCCTGGGCAATATAAAGTCGCGCCACTCATTGAATGTCGCCTTGCGGACCGCCAGGGTTTTGTGCATTTGAGGCATACCCCAATCCACCCGGGATGAGATCTGTCCGCCGGCAGCATTGAACCGCTTACGCAGATATTCAGATGCCTCGCGCCAAGCTTGGGCCATTTCCCTGGCACTAGCATCCCCGGTTTCTTCCCCGAATACCTCGCGCACCATATTTTTAAGCTTGGCTTTATTCCTGGTCTGCCCGATCAGGTTACGCCTAAACGTGGCCAGGACATCATAAAGCTTGCGCGTTGCCGCACGTTCTACAGCCGCCTCTCTCTGAACGACACTAGAATACCTGGACAACTGGTCAGCATCGAACAATGCTTCGGCTGCTTTGCCATAATTCAGATTGCCTCTGAGATCTCGGTATTCATTGAGATTGGCTGTGATCTGTTTCCAATTCTGGATTTGCAGCCCACGACGCCTTTTGTTTTCAGTGGCAGCCCTTTGCAAAGCGGCAAATGTGTCGCGGCCAGCTTGTGATTGAGCAGCGCCAGGAGACATACGCCCCTGGTATTCTGTCTCAAGCTCATCAAAGATTGTCCTGGCCTGGCTGGCTTGCTCTTGTGTGATGGTGCCCTCAGCCTCGGCATTGTCGATACAATTACGCAGACTCATGTTACGCAGCCCTCCAGGCGATCTAGCATCTTTTGGTCTTGATCGAGTTCATTGCGGATATCGCGCAGCGTCATAGTCTCCGCGATTACTTCGCCTTCTTCGTTGACGCGTTCAGCAACAGGGATCTGCAATTCTTCTTCGCGGGCAGCCAGGGACGCATTAACGTCCCTGAGAAAGCCCATCAGCTCATCATCTTCAGGACTTGGCTGACTAATTTCTTCGCTTGTGGCCCTTGCGCCAAGCTCTCCGCTCTCTCCTCTGCCTTCTGATAGTCGAAGGTCCGTCCCTTCCAGTAGGTTTCTTGTGTCTTCGAGGAGGGGCTTTTCTGCGTCTCTTGGGCCATTGTTGTCGATTCTTGCGTAGCCATCTGCTACTCCTTCTTGTTTCAAAATATCATAGTTCTGTGACGGCTTCTCGCCTACGCCACGCACATAATCAGGATCGATGAGGCGGCCCGTATCAACAAACCGCATGAACATCCGGCGCCGTGCTTCGCCATAGCTAACCTTCATGTCCACAATATCGATTTCATACCCGGCGTCTTTAAGCCTGGTAATCAATCTTTTGAGGCTATCAACATTACCGCCGACTTTAGGCAGCACCATGTTGGCGCCCTTGGCCATAGCGATTTGTTCGATCAGGTTGGCCAGATAGCTGCTCTCTTCATGGACAGCACTGGCGCCGATACCACCAGCATACTCCGGCAAAACCTTTTTGGCCTCATCAGGGTCAACAATAATAGCGCCCTGCTTCCTGGCAATCGGGTCTGCGATGGTGCTTTTGCCGGCTGCCGGCGGCCCCAGGACTATCGTTGCTTGCCGTTCCATCCTGGTAGGGTTCGGCGGGACAGGCTTATCGCCCCAGGCCAACCTGCTGGCACCGACATATAGCCTTTGCACAGCTTCAATATAGCCCGTGACCGTCTCTTCTCCAAACTTAAACTGCCTGTTTTGGATCCATTGCTCGGTCAAGTAGCCGTCAGCAAACTGTGTCTCCGGGATCGCTTTCGAATCCTCAATAGCTTTGGTGACTGCCGGGTGAGCATCGATCTCTGCTTCATCTGCACCTCGCTCGAGGAGCTGGCGTAGATCGTCACGCAATAGCTCGTCTTCTTGCATCCCTTCGCGCCTGGGCGGCAGATTGTCTTGTTCGAGCTGTTCTGCCTGGCGCTGCGCCCCTATGCCTCCTGGCTCGTCGAAGTCATCGACTGCTGGCTCTGGCTCTTTCGCAGCCTGGCGGCTTTTCGCTGCAACATCGATAGGCTGTCCAACATCGCCAGTTGATAGCCGGTTGAAATCGCCTGATTCAACTGATCGTCTGATAGCATCGACGAAGTTTCTAGTAGGGTCGGTATAGCTGCCCGTTTCCCTGGCTTGCCTTGCTGCTGCGGTAAGGGCGTCGGAGAGTTCCCCTTTCCTGTTTGCAAGCGCCTGGAGGAGCGCGATTGCTTGCGCGTCATTGTCTGCTCTCTTCTGGTTGGCTTGCTTTGCAAGCTGGTTGCCCTCTGTTTCTAGCCGCTCGGCATTTTGTACCAGGCTTCTAAAAGCGTTTTTGTCCTGGCGCAGAGCTTTCTGTGCCCGATCCAGGACTTTTGCCCTCTCGGCAAAAAAGCTTTCAGTGATGACTTCTTCACCGAAAAGACCGATTTGCGTGACCTGTTCTGATCCTGCGTCCCGCACTTGGCGAACGATTGCTTCTGCTTGAAACTCATTAGCGGGATCTGTTTTGCTCAAGACTGACAAAGCGTTTGATTGCAGCCCTTCGTCTTCTGGGATCAACCGTCCGACCAGGGCAGCATAGTTAGCCGGCACGACGCCATTGATAACGACACCGAAAGCTTCATCTGAAAGCTGCACCAGGCCTTGTGCCTGGCGCACCAGCGCGGACTTGGGAGGGAGTTCACCAAACCTCGCTGGTGCATCTCTTAGCACCTTAGCTGCGTCGATAGCGGTCCCTGTGCCTTCAGCAATGTTTTTGACCGCAGCGATTACCCTGGCCATTTCTGGCGTAATACCATCTACCTCGCGCAGCAAATGGCCATAGAGCTGCACATCTTGGCTAGGATCCTGTGCCTTGATCCGTTTTGCCAGGCCTAAACGCTGATGCCCATCCGCTATAAACTTACGGCCATCCGCAAATTCGTAAACGCTGATTTGCCCAGCTTTGATCGGATCCCAGGTTGTGATGCCTTGCAGCCGGTCTGTGACCCCAAACTCATCACCACCTGCCTTAAACTGGAACGTCTCTGCATCGACTCCAACGTCGTCTGGATAGAACCTAAATATCAGCCCATCCAGGTTATCAGCCTCATAAACGCTCTTTGGCGGCTGCACAAGCGCCGTAGGCTCGTCTGGTATGGTAGGAGCTTCGGCATTTTCAATAGCCCTGTCTGCGTCCAATATGCGAGATTCATGTTCTCTTTGAGGAAACAGGTCGGCTGATTCAGAAAATGGGTTGGCTGCGGCTGCTTCGTCAGCGCCCTCCGCCACTGTTTCCGCTGTCCTGGCTATTGGTGTTTGTGGTGCAGCCCCACTGTTTACCAGGGCGCGATAGCCGCGCTTTGCCTGGTCAGCGGTCATGGTGACTGTCTTGCCGCCGACTCTAAAAGCTAATGGCGCAGCGCCGCCAAAAACACCGCCGAACGCTACAGCTTGCCAGAAGTCAGCGTAATCGTAGTCATACCCTAATTCGTTGTACCATTCTTTAACACCAGCTTGAGCAATAGCCTCGACGCCAGCTCCAATCGCCGCTTCACGGAACATGGCCCCGTAAAGTGTTTTCGAAACCCCGCCAAATCCGAGACTCTCATACACCACGGGGTCGGTAGCGATGCCGCCCATGCTGCCGGCAAACCTGGCAAGTGTATTGCTGAAACCGGGCGATCTGTTTGAAAGTTCTAAAAAGCTTTCTTGAGAGTCTTTCGCTTGCTGCTTGGCTTGCTCTACCAGCATGTCGTGCGTAATCCCTTGCAGATCCGGCAACAGATCCGCGTTAGCAGCGATATGCTCTAATATTTTATTAGATGTGTATTTGTAACGTTCTTCATTGTGCCCAGGCGTTGCAGGTGCAGACAATATGCCAGACGACAAATGGTTTGCTGGATTGAAAAAGTTGCTGCCAGTAACCTCATTAACCTCATCGATGATCGGCTGCCACTGGTCGCCCAACATTACGCCATTACTTTGAGACTGGTCTGTCGCCCGGCTGGCTTGATATGCCATGCTAAGGTTTTCTACAAACCCGCCTAATGGCTTGTTTTGTGCCTGATCTGGGCGCAGATCTAAACGATCTTGTTTGCCATACAAAAACGTCATTCTCTGTACCCATAGAATTTCAGCGCATCCAGGATAAGAACGTTGCCGATCTCATCCGTCATATACCTAAAATCATCTGTGCCAGGATCACCGATCACAATGTAATATTTGCCCTCTTCGACTACAGCCAGATAAAAATCATCGTTATCACGGATCTGTTTCGCAAGGTCAGGGTTTACCATTCGACCAGTGTATTCCGACAATGTGGCCGCAGTAATTGCATCAAACATATCTTCAATGTCTTCAGCACTTAATTGTTGAGGCAGCAATACCATTTCGCCGCGCACTTCTTGAAACCCACCTGTTCCCTTTTGATAATCATGGCCGAACGCTAGTTGAATTGAAGTCTCCCAAAGATCCTCATCAAAATCATCGAGGCCTTTATCAAACGCCATCGATGTGTAAATAGCTTCTGCGACAGCAAAACCAGCAGCTCGGGATCCTGATTGGTACATCAAAGAAGATCCGACAGTTGATGAAAAAGCGCCTTGAGTGTTAGTTGGCGTAAAGCCAACAGCCTTATTACCTTCCTTGATAAGATCCAAACCTTCGAGCGCCTGGTTAACTGTGTCCCCTCTATTCATCATCAACAGACCGCCAATGTGGGCCAGCTCAGGCTGTTTAGGCGCAATTTGAGCCAGAACCTCTGGAGCATCATTTCCGAAATGCTGCGCCATAGTCCCCAAAAACTGCATACGCCCTACACGATCCTGGGTTTTTAACAGCGACGAAAAGACACTAGCTTCTTCATTTGTCAAAAACTTTGGCTCTACGCCGTAAATAGCAGCAGCAGTCCTGGCCTGGTCACGGCGTTCTGTGATCGATGCTGCCATTGCCTCTGGTGAGCTTGTCAGATCTAACGGCGTAAACTGTATATGGCCGACTTGTGCAGCCAAAGATAACGGATCGCTTTGTGACCTTTCATTCATTGAACGCAACAGACTGCGACCAGATGACAAGATATCTGCCTCGAGCTGAGTATCGACCCCATCGGCGCCCATACCCTCGATGCCATTTGCCATAATATTCAATTCATTTTGTAACTGTGCTGGCGGCATTTTTCTAAATGCCAGCATAGCCTCACGCTCGATACGCAAGTTTTCCAGCATCTGTGTAGCTTCAACGCCATAATCGCCCAATGAGGTTGCACGGCCCCCCAGCTTCAAAAGCGCCTCTTCGCCAGGATCCCCGCCGGCTGTCATAATTTTACGAGCTGACTTTATGTCATTTTCAAGACTGGTAGCCGCTCGGCTGCTCACAGCGATTTCTTTATTTATTTCTGTTTGCAGCGTCGTGATTAAAGCTTGAGTACCTGTTTTGCCTAAAACATCGATGGGATCGTCACGAAGACCTTGGATAAATTCTTGTCTTTCACCCAAAGTGTCGAGTCTTTGAAACTCGGCTATAGTCCCATCCTTGGCTGCCTTTTGACGAGCATCAACAACAAATCTGCTGATATCATCTTCATCAAATTGGATGTCCCGCATTTTTTGTGCGGTTGATTGAATCTTCACCTCAATAGAATCTGGAGTCGCATTTTCGTCCTGGGCATGGATGCGGATATCTTCGAGATCCACGGCCATGGCTTCCAACATGCGGCCCTGGGCTTGCTGCCCCGCATATTTAGTCCAAGTTGCCCCATACCGTGTTTCAGCTTCTATGGCCAGGCCATCTAGCTTTGTACGCAAAATTCCTGCGCTTACGGGATCCATCTCCGACAACGCTGCCGGGAACCCGTCCACTACATCAGTTAACTGCTCCTGGACTACAGAAAACGGGGTTTTATTTGCCTCAGCATCTAAAATTATTTTTTGGATTTCCAACCTGGCACCGGTTTCGATCTCGGCGGACAGAATACGGTTTGCGGTATTGAACGCGCTATTCTGGTATTTCTGGCTTTCCCTGGCCACAAATGACTGGATTGTGCTTTCTAAAGCTGTTCGCTCTGTAACGCGCAGATTTGCAGCTCGGCCAGTAAGCTCTTTTACTTTTTTCTGGACCGCCTCTTCGACTTCTGTAACCGGCGTATTATTACGCAGTCCTTCGTTATAAATTAGATCTAATGCAGATTCAGTTTCAGATCTGAGCTGAGTCTGAAAGATTTTGTTGGCGGTTTCAAACGACGAGCGTTCTTCTATGTTGGTCGGTCCTCCAGCAGCAGAAAGCTGTGTCAGCATTTGCTCTGCGCCAACCTCATCTACTCGAGCTACGCCACGCCGCTCTGCCTCAGCAGCTTCTTGCCGATAAAGGAAATCGCTCATGCGATCAACTTGCTGGCTTATGTTTTGCCCCAGGCGCATCCCTTCACGCAGGTTCGCATAATCGAACTCTGGCGCTTTTGCTGGCTCTACGCCAAGTCTGCGGAATCGGGGTAATTTAGCCATATCACTAACCTATCTTTAGGGATTTGGTCCATTCCGGCCAGCCCACTTGGTTTTGTTTTGCAACGCCCCCAAACACATCAGCCCCAGCACTAATGTAACCGGAAACCATGGCTGTCTTCCCGGCTTGCCTATAAATGCTTGCCTGGAAATTTGCATTTTCTACAGCCAGGACAGCGTTATCTTTTGCTGTGTGATACTCAGATGCGCCCTCTCGAAGCGCATACTTTTGCAACGAAAGCGGCGACCCGCTTGACGGATCCCCACCCACAGCAGCTCTGGCTGTGATGGCTGACAATGTTTCATTGAGATTCGCCAGAGCATCAGCGGCCTGTTGCTTGTATGCGATGGCCTGGCTCCTACCGGCAACCTTTTGCTGGGCTGCCTGGGCATTATACATATTTTGCTGCTGTCTAGCGACATATAGGCTACCGGCGGCGGATACGGCTGCTGCTGCAAATTGCATCTTAATTCCCCACACTCATGTGATACTCAATACCTAAGACGGTCATCTTCAACGGCACGGTCTGGCTTATAGTGATCTGACCCGTCCCGCTGAAACCCAGGAGGCCGTGCATCGTTTTGGTTCCTGTAAACTCTTCGACAGCAGAGTCCAAAACATCTTCGCCAAAATTACGGAACGAAACCAGCTTGTCATTGATGGTCATGTTCTGTGTTTCATATACGATAGCATCAACCTGGACGATGCGCTTTTTCTTTGCCTGGACACTGCCCTGGGCAAGCTGTGGCTCGGCTGGCATGGTCTTCACAGTGACAGTATAATTTTGCCCGACCTGGTGAGATGCAGTCGCAGCAGTATCGAAGGTCACGGTGAATGGGGATGCCGGCACAGTCTGTGACGCCTCTACAACCCCGTCACGGACGATTTCAACAGTCTTGCCCTCGAGGTGTTCCATTGTGACGCTCGATGCTGCTCCGCCAGTCTTTGCGCTATCTAGCGTTACATCATCATCAAACTGCTCAAGATAATAATTATCTGTCCCGTCGATAGTTCTTTTCACAACACAATATGTAGTAGCAAGCTCGTTAGCGATAGCAACATATGCTCCATCAGTAACAAACTTGGACGGCGCTATAATGTTCTGAGATTGCAGGATCGAAAAGACAGCCATAGTCCCATCGTTATTCACCAGGAATAATCTGTCTGTTTCATCTGTTGATGTCGCCCGGCGCACCGACAGGTCTACGGGGTCATTCAACAAATGCGAACTCAATACAGATAGCGGTGTTGTACCGTAGCTGGCGGTCGTGTCTGTAAACTGGAAGCTAATAATAGATTTGCCCTGGCGCTGCACAAAGATTGTTGCGCCCTGCAAATCCTCAATAGGCACCCCGGGCTTGCTGCCAATCCTAGTTTGAGGCTTGACCAGGAATGTAGACGGGGTGATCGGATCGATATTTGCCTGGGCGACAATAAACTCGCCGCCAGTAGTAAAGATCTGGAGGTCCGGCCCAGAGTTTATGTGCGTAATGACATTGAGCTGGTTTGTATTGATCGTGGCTTCGACGCCCTCGTCATCGAGGCCCGTGCCCGTGTCGAAGTTAAAATAGTCGATTACCTTGCTGCCCCAGATTGTGTTTGGCCTGGACTTGGCGCCGCCGAAAAATAGCCGGCCTTCATGGAAAGCTGCGGATCTGGGCCACCCCCTAGTGCTTGACCAGGTATCTTCATAGCCATGCTCAGACTCCCAATCGCCAGAGACAATGGCATCAGTGTCGAAAAACGGCGTCTCTACATACGCCTTCATAACCGTGTTGCTTACATATTCGATATATCTAGCCCGGCCAAATCCATTTACGGCAACAGCATATTCACCGACAGCGGATTCCCAAAACGGCTGGACCGAATAACTAGATGTATTGTCTGGGGCAGTATCCCAATCGGGGTAGACTGTCAGAACTTTTGTGGACGCTACATAATCCTCAACATGCCTGGTCTGACCTGATCCTGTGCCAGCGGTAATTTTAATAAACATGCCATTCGGCTGATCGTCAGACGTAAAGCTGCTGGCCGCTTTTAGTGTGATGGTGCTTGAGCTGCCGGCTTGGGCTGTGCCTGTGTCGGTAGTCGTACTAGAAGCAGTGATCTCAATATTTCCATCGACAGCACTTGGCGTGATGGTAAATGTCGGCTGGTGAAAATCCAGGGCATAGGCATACTTGGGAATAAACGATAGCGGTAGGTCACTGAGCGTCCAACTTGTATCGCTATTACGGACCAGGCGTTTGGTCTGCAAATCCTCGTGGCAAAGGATTAAAGTATCTACAGCCTGTGTGAAATTCAGCTCGTCCAACATACTGGCTGTGATCGCTGTCGCCGTTATGTAGTCGTTACCGCTGCCATTTATGTTTGTTTGCAGGACGCCGCCTTTGAACACATAAATGCGCTGGTTTACAAACACCAAAGTGTAACTATCGGTAACACTGTATTCGAAGGGGATGATCTTAAAATCAGTAAAGCTGGAGCCAAAGTCGTAAATAAACTTTGTGCCAGGCCGGCGCCTGACTCCACCCTGCGGCTGCACGATTACATTCTGTGCAGTCTCAAGGGCATTACCATATTGCTGCAAATCAGTTCTGGCGCGGAGCAGCGGATCCAGCTCCCCGACGCTAAAGTTAGTTTGGAACTGAATGATCCTGGTCATGTCAGCCCCTTATATCGATTAGAGAATAATCCTCGATAATCTGTGGCGGGTTGCCACGACTATCAATATTCATGGCCTCTCGGAATAACCCTCCGCGCCCTTGCTCCCCGGGGGAACCGAACGCCAGGCCTCTGAAATAGTCTGACTTGCTGATCTGGTCAGTAATGACCATAGCCAGCTCTGCTGCCATGGCAGTGCGGATGAGATGCACAAAATAGTTTGGCATCTTACTTTCCGTCACAGTCGTCTGATAATCGATGTAGACCGTGGTTAGGTTTGTATATACCTGGTCGCCATAGATCTCCCATCCATAGCGCAGCGGCTGCTCATTCGTGCCTGAGCTGGCAAACAAAGCTCGGACCCCAGACAAGATGTCGCCAGGTAGCTGATAAGCATACAGCCATTCATTTGTGGGAGCCGTAGACAACCGGGACAACTGTGTTTTGGTATAGGACCAGGACCAGGGGTACCTGGCAATCAGACTGTCTCGAAGATCTGGGTATAGACGGTCACATGCCTGGGCGGCATCTGTGCCTTCTGTAAACGAAGAAATGGGCGAGGCGCCCAGCATGATTAGTGCATCAGAACAAATTGAGAGATCTGTATCGCCGGCAGCCATGCGCTTCTCCGCTAGTTAAGGAAGGGGCAGCCGAAGCTGCCCCACCCGTTTAGTCGGTGTCAGTGTTCGCCAGGGTTGTGCCGTCGTTGACATCCACAACACCCGAAGAGTTTGACAGGACATACACGATGGTCAGCACCTGGGTGCCGCCAGTGGATGTCCGGCAGAAGATCACATCACCTACTGCAAGCGTGTCCGAAAGGTTATTGAAGTAACCTTCGGTGTTCACAGTAGCGATAGTGTCCGCCGTCGAATAGGAGTAGATCGAAGGGGCATTGCCTTTCTTCGAAGCTCCAATGGTTGCGAAACCAGTCGAATCAAAAGCCATCTGTCAGCCCTCCTTATTCGGTACAGGAAATCTTGACGATGCCTTCGTCGTCGATTGCGACAGCACCAGCGGAGAACATGGACGAGACGAGGAAAGACGTCTTTTCCGGGACGTAATTCACCTCTGTCTTCTGCGCCATAGACTCTGCATAGCCCATCGAATCTTTGTGCCAGGCAAAGCAAGTACGGGTTGACGGCTTAGGTACGCCGCCCTCGTCACGGTCGCCCATGGTCAGGAACGTGAAGCCCATGAACGAATTGATCTCACCACGGGCCAGAGCCTTTACAGTAGCGAAATCGCTCGATGTGACCTCAGTCTCACCAAGCAGAGCATCGAGCTGAGAAGCGTGCATGAGAAGATAACGGCCCTCAGACGGGACATTGTTCTCATTCAGAGCTTTCGCAGCAGCGCGGAGCTTCTCGATGTTCATATTGGTACCGGCACCACCAACGGTGGTAGCGACAGTAGACGGGGACGAAGCTGCATCAAGAGCATCGATACAAAGCTGGTCCATGCGACGAGCAATCGACTTTGCCACAACTTCGACAAGCTCCCGGCGCTCATCAAAATTGATGTGCGACTGGTGGAAAATGTCGGAATACTCAGCGGCGATGTAATCGCTCATGGTTGCAGTAACCTGGCTGTAGGTAACGTTCAGCGGGGTTACATCAGTTTGAGGCACACGAACAGTAGCAACGCCTTTACCAATTTTTGGGAATTTGACGGTGTTGCCCTGGACGCCCGTGCGGGTACGCATCGTACCACGCAGAAGAGCCTCGGCTTGGTATGCCTGTTTTACCTCTGATTCAAAGAGGGTTACAAAGGCATTAGTCACACTCTGCGCCATAGCAGAATCCTCCTAACAAGGTTTCACTAAACGCAAACCGTTAGCCGATATGTCGGGCGGTTGCTTGCACGAAATGGCCGTGCCAGCCAGCGGGTTCACCGCCTAGAAGGGCCGCAAGCGGTTAGCCTTCAAATACCATATTTACACCCAAAACCGTTGTGAGGCAACTAGATCTAGTTACCAGACTTCATCCACTGCTCTTCTATTTTGGTGCGGAACGCTGGGTCTGTGTTCCATCTAGGATCCGCAATCGCCGCCTCTAGATCGGTTCTGCTCATCTCGGGCGAGTTAACTGCCGGCGCCACGGGGATGCCTTCGTTGGTGATCGAGCTATGATATTTCAGGAAGGCATTGATCGCGTCCGCACTATTAAGGCTATATGCGATAGCGTCTCGCTCATCAGCCGAAAGCGGTGCCTTGATAAGCAGTCGCTCTGCCATTGCAACCTTTTCCTGGGCACGTTCGCCAAGCTTGTTCATTTCTTCCTGGCGGTCGATCTCCATGCTTTCTTGATTGCTTTGAGAGATATCCAGGACACGGGATGCCAGGTCATTAAACGCAGCCTGGGAAATGCCGTATTCTTTAGACCAATCTTGAAACACAACGACCGTCGGGTCTTCCAGATCAAGACCCTTATCCATAAGTGTCGAGACATCATAATCACCTTCTGGAGCTTTATGATGCCCGGCCTTAAACGATCTTTCCAACTCAGCATAAGATTTCGCCAGTTTTTCAACATCCGGCCCGTCCTCATCCCAAAATTTTTCAGGGTAATAATCTGGGCGATCTATCGGCCCGTCATCCACATCTGTTGTGAATTGCTGCTGCTCAGGCTCGGCATTGTCGTGAAGAGGCATAGGAGCCTCCTGGACGGCCTCTGGCGCATCGATGGGGGCTTCGGTGTTCAGAAGCGGCGCATCGTTGTCTGCGACCGCCTGTGGCTCGGCGTTGGTTTGATTATCCATTGTTGCTCCTCTCAACTCGTTTCTCAATCATTCTGACCATCTCACACATACCTGTCCTGACATAACCGAAAGAGGCATCTTCGCCTGGGATCCAGGACGGCCTTTCAATCGTGATCTGTCTCAGATGGTGCAGAACTTTTTGGCCTTCTTCTGATTTGAAGACACGGCCATAAAAAAGATCTATATCGTCCGCTTTTGGCGGTTCTTCGAAGGCTGCTGGTTCGAGGCCAGCCCACCCGTCTAAGTCATTCATTGCATGGCCTCCACCATAGCTCCTCCATCATTTGCTGGCTGCGGCTCAGACATCTGCTGCTGCATTTGCATCATTTGCTGCATCATCATCTGCTGTTCTTCTTGATTGTTCAGGACATCCTGGGTGATTCCCAGGCGTTCTGCGATAAACTCCAGGACACGCGGGACAGCAATCGTTGCCTGGCCTTGTGGCCCCATGCTGTTTGCAATCTGCATATACTGAACGAGATCGTTTATCTCTTGCAGTTTCTGAGCTTGGGCCAACGGTGACACGGGGGTTACTTTAATCTCAACGCCATTCACCTTGAGCGGCAGATCAATCAAGCCCTGCTGATCCAGGACATAGAGTGTCCTGGCAACGATAGGCACCATGGTTTCTGTGATGAGACGCCCGAAGGCACTGCCAAGATTCGTGGCCAGCTCACGGGTGCGCTCGGCAATCTCCGTGGCTGACCTGGCCGACATATTATCAGGCGGCAGCGTATCGTCCATCATAATCTTTTTGATGTTCATGCGGAGATCCTGCATGACGATCTGGCTGGTATTAAAGTCCCCAGACTTCGGCAGCGGGGCAAGAGACGCGCCCTGGGGGCCACCATTCCTGGCAACCGCAATGACAGCGCCTGGCTGGATCTTGATATTTTGCGGGTTCAATACGCCGTCATCAGCCGCCGTATAAACGCCGCTGATCGCCAGGCTGGCATTTTTAAGCACCAGCTCGACGGTCTTATTCAACGTCATGATATCTGAAATAGCTGTGACCAGCGGACCACGGCCATACACCTCGCCGGCAACCTTCATATACCTGGCAACAATAAACGGGCTGGAGCGCATTTCACGGTAAACCAGCTCCTGTTTTTTTGCCGTCCATACCACATGGTAATGGTATCTGCCGGTTTCCTGGTCAAAGATCACAGCATCGAACAGCTCGAGATCTTCCTCTGGCCGTCTATCGATAGTTTCTTGCAGCTCAACAGTTATCTGGACATCCGGGAACTCTCTCTGGATTGCCTCTGCTTTGACGCGAAGCTTGCGATAAACGTTGTCTATCTTCCCGTAGCTGCCTTCTTCGATTGCAACCAGGTATTGAGGCACAGCCGTAAACCTGATTGGAGTTACTTCATCACCTGGCGTAATCATCATAACGCCTGTGCCGACAGCCAGATCCAAAAGAAATTCGCCCATAGCCAGGTCAAAATTAGTTTGGCGCAAGGTATCGAACATTCTGGAATTGAATTTATCCAGGACTTCCTGGGCTTGAACCTGGCTTTCTTGCGGGATCGATGTGCCTGGTTCGAGGCGGCACCAGGTTTTATATGGCGGGAAAAGACCAGCCTGGAGTCTGTTGGCAAATCTTTGGGTTGCATGGATAGCAGTGGAGTCGAACACCCGGGCAGTCTTAGATTTGCCGGCTACCTTCCCCTCGTAGTAACCAGAATAAAGGTTACGTTGCGGCAGAGCGTATTCGTAACAACGCTCGTAGATCGAGCGCCATTCGTCTTTCTTTGCCTGGGCCTTAGCTTCTCTATTCAGCAATTCTTTTGTCGATAGCTTAGGCATTTTGTGACTCATTCCTTTTGCTGATCGCGGCGGCTTTCTTTCTAGCATCCGCTTTTGATGAGGCGCCCCAGGCGCGGAGTGACAATAGCAGCCGGGTGGGTCTTCCCTTCGCGTCACGTTCCGGCCCGGGGTTCCCAGCCATCCGCGCCAGGAAGGAAGCGCGGCGGGGGTTATCGCCTTTTCTGACAGGCGGCTTTAGATTCGCGCCCTCTTTGCGCTTGAAGTGCGCCCTGCCGGCTGCGTTCAAGCCGCCTTTAGGATTTTGATGCCGTTTTAGCGTCACCTTCAATTCTCCGCATTGTGCCAAAAATGTAAGCTGATTTGCGCTTACCCTTTAGCTTTAGTTTTTCTGCTCTTAGCAGCAGCTTTCGGTGCAGCTTTTTTGGCATTTGGCTTTTCCTTAACAGGGTCCGCTACCGCAGAACTTTTCGGAGGAGCCGTCTGCGGCAGCGGATTCTTACGATATACACGGTCGTCAGACTTAATCTGCGTCATTTCTCTGGCCCCAATGTTGTCCGCGTCTGCGGCCCTTCTTGCCGCGCTGGTGACATAAGCGGCCTAATACCGCCCGTGCGCCGCGATTGGCGCCGTGCAGCAGCAGCCCTGCGTTCGCGCTGCTCCGAAGCCTCGGCCCGTTGTTCAGCTCTATCCTGGACTTCGGTCGTTTCTTGCGGCGGTTGATAAACTTTAGGCCTCCCGAAAATACCTCCCATGCCTATCTCCTTTTACTGCTTCGGGTAGGCGAAAGATTTGCCATAACCCCAGCCGCTGCTCGTTCTGGCGAAATATTAAGGATACTGCCGCGAGGAACAGCCGGGCCTCCAGTTTGCTTGACTCTATACTCGATAGGCGTCATCCGGGGGTCAGTATAACTGTCATCCTCGTTGCCCTGGGCGTTGCTCTGAGCGGCTGTTGGTTTAGCCGCGTCCTCTGCCTTTTTGTTTTTCGACGGCGCAGCAGAAGAACCGCCGCCACCTCTACCGAATAGACCGCCATTAGTTAACCTCGCCATCAAATAATAATCTGCCATTTCTGGCCCATACCGTTTCATAACGGCCTCTTCTTCAAAGTATAACGCTTTGGCAAACTTGTATGCTGTTTCATTCTGCACTCGAACGGCTATATGAAGGCGCATCATGTCATAATCTTCTATCACATTGTCCAATACTTGCCTGGCGCCGCGCAGCACCGATACCGCATTATCCTCGATGCCTTTGCCTGGCATCATCCAAGCCTCGGCCACTCGAGGCCATAACGGGCGGATCCCGAATATCAGAATGACTTTCCCCCTGGATATCCCTGTCCAGGTCAAATCATGCTCGGCGTTGTAGATAATGTAGTCTTTGTAATTAGGGATAGTCCGAACGTAGTCCAGCTCAAACCCTTTCAGCTCGATCCTGTCCAGGTGGTTTGGCTGAAATGGGACTATCTGTTTGTCAGGGGACATCCTGACTGTCGCTAATCTCAGCATTACATGACCTCAAAGTCGCTGTTAGCGATATATGTTCCGCCTGTAGATTGGTATGTGCCCCGCCGCAGCCGGCGCTGTTCGCCGCCACCTAGCATGAGATATCCAAACGCATCACCGCAGTGCGAATGTTCGTTCTTTACA